TTTATGTTGAATGACATATGTGTCGCTCTAGGACTCAAAAACACCACTATGGCTAAGAAGGTCATTTTTAAAGAATATCTATCTAAAACAAGCTTTAAATCAAACGGAAGAAGCATCGAGGCCAATGCAGTCACCGAGCCTGGTCTATGGCAATTAGTCATGCGAAGCAATAAGCCCGATGCGATCAGAATGCAAAAATTCTTATATGAAGATCTTTTACCAAAAATTAGGAAGCGTCAATATTTTGAAGGCTTAGAGAGTCGAGAAATAACGGAAACAGGCAAGAGTTTTGCGCGTATGATGGCCCATAGATGATCACTGTATTTTCTGGATCAATAATAATATGCTTCTGTGTTTTCGTGATATTGCTTCACGATGAAAACGATATAGAATAGATGGAAGGGGCAGCGGAAAGAGAAAACCGCCGCCCCAAGGATGAGGAATGAAGGTTTATTATAATATTAAAGGCTAATTTAGTCAAGAGGATAATACTTGACTAAACCACCAAGAGCACTAATTTAAAAAATAATGCCTCTCACGCCAAGAAGAATAGCATTCGATAAAAAGCATCAAGGCAGGTACTCGATAACTCGGGCAACCCCCAAAAATAAACTGGATGAGACCCAGTACCGAATTTAGGCGCACCACGAGAGGCCGTTTTTTTTTATAAAGTACTTAAATCAATCCCGCAAAAGCCGACCGAGAATAGCTAGACGGGCCCAAATCAATGAGCCCGGTACAGTTTTTTTTTATGAGTCCGGTAGATTCTCACTTGCAGGGATTATCTTACTAGATTTTTTTACATTCTCATTGATAACATTCTGGTTGTCTTTCGTTGCCAAGGCCGATATGTCCGCGGCCGTTCCTGTCAAATAAGACCCATTCCCGTGATTGGCGGTTATGAGTGCATCCACTTCAGCCGCCGTGACATCGTTTAAGTTTCCTATAGCAACTCCATTAGCTGCAATTCCTGCGTTATCTGGGGCCGTGGTATTTGCGCTATCGGTTCCTCGCATGTCTGTATTAGAAACAGTTGTTTGTACTGTTGTGACATTTGCCACAGTGTCAGATGAAGGGTCAAAGTCATTCAGGGCATCAATAGCAACTCCATTCGCAGCTATACCTACATTGTCAGGCGTAACCGTATTGGCCCCGTCAGTTCCTCGCATGTCTGTATTGGAAACAGTTGTTTGTACTGTTGTGACATTTGCCACAGTGTCAGATGAAGGGTCAAAGTCGTTTAGAGCGCCAATAGAAACACCGTTCGCTGCAATCCCCGCATTATCCGGTGCCGTTGTGTTAGCTCCATCAGTTCCTCTCATATCTGTGTTGGTGGTCGTAGTATCGACTAAGGTAACCCGAGCAACTGTATCGCTTGCAGGATTGAAGTCATTTAAGTTATCAATGCTTGTCTGAACTGTGTCCTGCTTAGACTCAAGAGCTAGCCCTGCCTGAATTTGGCTTACTGGGTGGATGTGATCCGCTTTTATTTCAAACTCATCGCCATTGGAAGGGGCCACGGAAAAAGCCTCATCAAAGGTAATTACCTTAGTCGTACCATTATAGCTCGCTACAATCCTAGCTTGTCCTTCTAACGTTCCACTTATGAATATAAGCGTCTGATCAGCATAGAAACTACTTTCTGTCTGTATCAGGTCTGAGATAAAGCTACTGGCAGTCGGAGAGCCATCGGAAACAGTACCTTCAGTAGCTAAGCTTGTACCTGCTTGGCGGATACGCTTTGCAAGGGACTTAGGCACAGTATGGTTACTATTGTCGATAACCTCATCAAGTGTTTGATTTACGATTTTGGTAATCTCTGATTGCGCAAGTGCCTCAACATTTGAATCAACGGCCCCTGCTGTAAACACTAGTTGATCGGTCTTAGCTTTCACACCATCTATCTTAGTTTCATTAGCATCAATTTCAGCAATTATAGTTGCCTGAGCGTCAGTTACATTGGTGGTTGTGGCTATACCGACTAGACTCGTTATGGCTGAGTCAGTCCCCCGCATATCTGTATTGGTTGTTGTTGTGGCAACAATAGATACATTGGCGACAGTATCTAATGCGCCATTGAAAAAGCTCTGTTGGCTAACTTCTGCGTTATTCCTTACGAATAAAGAACCTGTTCCATAAAGCTTGTCTGGTGTATTAGTTTCAAATCTAACAACGTATTCGCCATCACCTACAGCACCCAATGCAAAGTCCCCTATATATAGAGCAGGGCCGTCCTCTGTCATCGGTACTGTTGATCCCTCCTGAGAGCCAGTGTTATTGTAAACTTTACCTAATAAAGTTAGTCCAGTTTGCGTGAAAGGGTCGAGTGGTATTCTTAGTTCGTCAGCCATTTAAGCCACCTCCCAAGTTTCTGTACCGCCTGTTACAACTCTCTTATATAAGAGTCCGTCAGTACCTTCTATTATTTCAGCTTTTAATGTTGGGGGTGTCCAACCTAGAGAAAGGGTTTCATCCTCATCATCTACAATAGCCACAGTAGTTGCACCATTTTGAGATCTTATTGTAATTGAAGGGCCAAGTGTAGCATCACCATTTTGAACAACTACAGTTACAGGGACATCCGCAATGACTACCCCAGCATTAAGCTGCCCTACTAACTCTACAGCTCCAGTGACAGTTTCATTCGCAACCATCCCAGCAGATGGATGCCTTTGATCATCTTGAGTAGTGACGGTCACGCCATTCCTATTTAGAGGTATAGTATAAGCTAAATCTAAGACCTTTGTGGCATCATTCCATTCATACACTTTTGCAGTGCCTACATAAGGGCTCGCTATAGCGACACTGGAGCTTCCACCATCACCTGAATCGGCTATAAATAAAGGCTGAGCAATTACTTGAGACATAGCACTTGTAGGCATTAGAGGCGTAGCTTCGTAACCTGCACTATCTGCTCCTGAGTATGCACTTATAAGACCACCAGCAAATACTCTTGTAGCGCCATCTGGTTCATAGTCCGAATCATTCGCACCTGTGCCAACGCCTATAGCCGCATCGAAGTCGACAGGAAGTCCCGGACTAACCCCTGTTCCTAGAGTACTATTTAAAAACCCTTCAGTATTATCTCTAGTATAAAAAGCTACCTGAGTATTGTTATAAGGCGCTGATACAAACCCAGATCTAGGCCAAGTTATACCATCATTAGTTAGAGGCATTATCAGCCTAAAGTCTTGGAATTGCGGTAGATCCATATTGGTACCTACACAGGCCATTACAGGATTGATACCACTAAGGATATACTCCTTACGTCCATTTGTAGATAACTCATACCACTCCCAAGGATCTAAAGATATATCTTCCTGACTTAGCTGAGTAACACCAACACCATCTGTAAGCTTTATTGAATTAGCAAGAGGGCCGTTTACTACCCATATCCTACCTTCGTTTGAGTTAGCATCTCTAAACGCATAGAGGAAAGTAAAACTAAAAGATAAACCATAAGAAAGCAGAGGCATAGGTGATTCATTATTGCCACTAAAATTCTCACTAAACCCATAAAATCCTTGTGTACTTGTAATGATAGCACCATTAGCCAAACCTGTGAAACATATAGGCTCACCAAAGGCCATAAACTCTCTATATAATACAGTGCCGGAATTATAGTCTGTTCCATTTGCGTAAACTTCTATAACATTACCAGCGCCTAATGAAACCCCTTGAACCTTACCTGAAGTTGTATAGCCTACCGCAAGTACTGTAAGGGCTGGTTGGCCTGCGCTAGCCAGTAGTTGTTGTTCCAAGCCAAGAGTTGATCCTGCTGCTATAGCTGCTGCGTCTACCTCTTGGGTGTAGGGTATACCAATCATAGTTAAACCTCTACCGCTACGTCTATGCCCTTGTGATGCTTAAGGACATCGGCCATAAATAACATACATGCCCCAAGTGCATCCGCGCCTGAGTCGCGGCCCTGCCCAGCCTCAGAGATTAAAAACTCATCAACGTTCTTAATAAAAAATTCAGTCATAGGTTTATTTGCATCCGCAAAGGTTCCATCGTCTAATTCCTTATACTCATTCCAGCGAATATTAATCGTTTTTTGTGGATTTTGTCCACCCGTTGAACCAAAATGAAAAGTTATAGTCTCAAATAAATCAAAACTATCTGTAGGATTATCTATTCTTATTTTCATTTTTAATTATCCTCAATAAGCAAGCATAGGCATCCAATACCCGCTTCAGTTATTGCTGTACCTGATCGAAAAAAACTCATATTAACCTCTACTTACTATTAAATTTGTTAAATTGGTGCCATCGAAATTGGTATAAAAAGAATCTTCTATTGGGTAGCCGTTGGCCCCATTAGTGTTATTTATAAATCTATAAATTGTATTGCCGTCTATTATACATTCGAGAATATCGCCAGAAGCTATAGTTGCTTCTACTCCGTTATATTCGACATTCATAGCATAGTCATACCAGTTTGAACGCCATTCTATATTCCCTTCAGTAGCGTCAATTTTAGTAATAACTTGTCTGGCTTGACCACCTTTTGGTATATTATTCGGCCCTTGTATACCTTCTTGAGTTATTGTAGTTATTTGCGTCGGTGATTCCGCCTCAATCGTCAATACTTCTTGGCCCCCTTCGATACTAACAGTGGTCAAAGGAGTTTCTATTGAAATAATAGTGGTAGCCATTAGCAGTCCTCTAAATCCAAAAACTCTATTTTACCGGAAAGCTCAACATATTTTTTAGTGTCTAGTGGTGTTCCAAAAATCGAAAAATCATAAACACCAGGCTTCACAGTTGCCGCTGTCGCTACACTAATAACAAACTTCCATTTTGTTATTGTAGTCTCTGGAAGTACTGCAAGAATTTTATAAATACCTGTTGTTAGATCGTCGCCCTCTTCGTTAAGGGTAATCTCTAAGGCTGCTCCGTCTAAATCTTTCGCGCTTATACACCCAGATAAAGTAATATCATCATAAACCCTTGAAACGTCATCAACAGTAACGCTTATAATCCTTGACCAATAGGCACCAATATTTACTTGCTGGTTTTTATTTCCCTTGGTGAAAAGTGCTTGGCTATTTGTGCAACTCATAATAAAATCCTTACATTAAATTATTTGGTAGGGCTGAAGAGCGCCCGCCAATTCTTAAACCATAGTAAACGCGCTGTCTTCTGAAAAAATTCATGCCGTCGATTTTACATATTTGAATTAAGATATTATCTGATATTTTCCGGTATTTATCAAAATCTTTTTCAAATTCTGGTATTAATCGCATTCTTAGCATTTGATATAAAACGTCATGAAAGAAAGCGCCGCGCATAAATGATGCCGTGTCAATCGTTGGCCCACTTGGCCCGTCGGATAAATAACCCTTCTTGACTGTGAGGCGTCCCCATATATTTAAATCAAAAAATTCTAAATTGACATCATACCCGAAAATATTAGTTTCAAAATCAATGTTTTTTAATAGCTCATATTTATAAACAGCGTGGTTTATTTTTTTATAGTGAACACCTTCAATACATCGATCTGGGTAAACGCGCTTTTTCCTCTTTCGGAATCTATGCCCTTTCATTTATCAAACCCGAAGTAATACCACTTTGCTACCTTTACGGCAGCTTTTCCCGCCTTGGGATAAACTACTATTCTTTCTTCATTGGTCATGCAAGCAGATGATAAAAAAAATGAAACTAATAAGATTTTTTTCATAATAGATCCTTATGGTATATTTAAGATAGTGGCATAAGTGCCTGTGTCATATCCTGCAGCATTGGGCGCACCTGCATAACCGAAAGGCGTCTCAGGGTGAACTTGAACTACATAATTATATCTAACCCCTTGAGGCTTCGGCAATAATCCCGCTTGAATAATTAGAACCAGATCATTTTCTGGCAACTCTGAAGATACATAGAGAGTTAAAGTCATATCTAAATTGTCGGTGACATATCCCTCGCCATTGAATAAATTCTGAATGGCTGCTTGTAGGCCGTCGCGCTCATCCGAGACAATAACAGCCGAAGCGTTATTTTTTGAAATTTTAGCCTTTAAAAATACTCTGTATTGCCCGTCGGTAAGTTCCGAATCTGTATAGAGATCATCGCCTTCAATAAAATAACGACCTTCACCATATCCTAAAACATTAGGCGCGCCGATATAGCCGAAAAAGCTTTTTGCGACTCCACCTTCTACGATTCGGCTTAGACCTACAATTTTACCGATTTTATCAAGTCTGTCACCAGTGGCAATATCAAGATCAAACTCAGAGAAAAAATCATTAATAAAATCATAGACGTTTTCAAATTCATCAGAATATACTTTTATTTCGCCTTGGGCTTTTTCTTTCTGGTAATACTGAAGGATAACCAGCTCTTTGTAAATATCGGTAAAGTCAGACATATTCTAAATCTCTGTTACTGTTACATTCGCAACGTCTAGAGTGAATTTATCACCTGCAGCCGCATCAATAGAAGTTTCCACATAAGTTATATCATCATCTGAAATCTGAAGGCTTGATAGCACAAAATTTGTCCCAGCGCTATAGCCGTCAGCATAAAGGCTGGAAGCGTCGGCATCTTCTGAAATATCGTATTCTCTGGCGGCAATCTGCTGCTCTATTAAAGTCGTGTCAATGGCTTGAGTCGGATATCTTCGCTTCGCGTCAAGCTTGACATATAAGGGGATTTCATTCGGGCGGTCAAATCTATAAGTATGATTTATAGTTAATATGTCGCCGTTTGGCTTTGTCACTTCCTCTGGATAAGTTCCAGTGATTGCGCCCTTTGTGCCAGTTCCGCCTGTCTTATTTTTGGCGAAGACTTCCGCGATGTCGGCAACTTCACCGCCTTCGATAATTAACCAAATTGAATGAGCGTCAAGCGATAAAGTAGCATCAAAAACATCAGTGTCGTTTTCATAGCCATCTAAATCTATAACTCCAGATAACCCGGCAACCTTTGCGATAATGGCCCCTAATGTAGAATAAGCTGGATTTTCCAAGCCCTTATTTCTTCTGACTCTCATTTCTGGGTCGCTTTCCTCGGCAACACCGATAACCGCCGCGAGTGGATTATTTACAGAGGTGACGCCAAGAATAATTGTTACTGGTATTGTGATCGTTGATGCATCGGCAGCTATTGGCCCGAAAGTATCAGCAAAAACTGTTATGACATTGGCACCTGTTGAGATTGCGTTCTCTGACTCAGTAAGCCATTTTTGGCCGTTTGCGTCCTCGATTGTATAACCTGCCGCGAGCGTCAAATCTCGATCAGATACTAAATCAATATCAGCTTGTGATAGTGTCGCGGGCCTTCTGTAGATTCCTGCAATTTTTGAAATGACATCTAAGAAAGTTCCAAAAGAGAAGTCAACATCTAATTGAGAATATAGAAGGGCGCCGAAGCTCTGGCCGTCTAAAATTTCTTTAACAATAATGCCGACTCTTTGACCGTCAGGAGTATTTTGCGAAAGGTCAATATCAGCGCCATAAATCAATTTTAGCCCTGCGGCGACTCTATTATATATTTCGTCAAAGGTATCAATTGTGATTCCTTCCGCTGTAAATTCCAATGACATCTTAAACCCCTGCTGTTAATGGCACGATGTTGCCGTAAATATCTGTATAACTTAATTGTATATTGGCCTGTCGATTTTGTCTATCTATTTCAAAAGAAAGGCTATCTAAGGTATTAACCCCGACCGTATCTAAAACCGCTTTAGATAATTGAGCTCTTGTAGATTCTTCTGTATTTCTATTTCCCAGAAGATTAAACCAATCTATTTCGGCGCCAGTGTCTAAAAACCAATCATTTTTAAAGCTCTGTATGCGTGTGACAACATTCTGCTTTATTTCACTAGATCCACTTATGTAACCCGCGAGACCTTGCCCGAAAGTCCAATCACCGTTGCTATCTAATCTTGAAACTGACATTTTAAAAACCTTTTATAATGGGTTTGGCACGTTGGTATTACTAGCGCCAGAAGCAACGCCGCCATGTGTATGCGTTTTCACAAAGTCATCAAGTGACACGCCATTTAAAATTATATCACCTGTTACAGTTAGCTCACCCGTGAGGTTATAATTCCCAACGTGGATAATATTTCCCGTATGCGTATAATCCCCGGTTATTATTTTATCTCCCTCTGCCGTTGTTACTGCTGGAATAATCTTAGCCTGTGTGAATGGATTTATTCCAACAAGCGCGAAGGAATCCGAATAATCAAAACGCCTATCTTCATTTGGCTCTAAACCATCTTCGCCCATATACCAGCGATCAATGCAAACCTCTGACACGAATAATAAGCAGTAGTCACCTACAGCAATAGGCCAAACCTCAGAAGAGGATCCGCCTTGCATAAAAATTGGTGGGACATCTTTAAAAAGAGGCATAGTTATTGACGAGCCATTTAAGACATGCTTGACGACTGGCTGAACATCAATAGTATTTAAGCCTACTTTCTCAACTCTACCCACTTGGATTGTATGAACATCACCAAGCGCCCTCATTACTATTTGGTTTATTACTTCGGCCTCAGTCATTCGACTACCTGGCCGCGAATCTCTGCCATCTCTACAGGTTCTATTAAATAAAGTATTGTTCTCCCTGTCGTGAAGTCCTCAGCTTTATAAGGGTCTAAACCTGCCGCGCTCGTGTCCTCAACGATAAAATCAAAGGGAAAGTTTGCTGATCTCATGTGCATCACGCCACAAGATAATTTTACGCCGTTTATACTTGAATCATTATAAGTAACTGACATCTGCCAAAATTGGACAGACGAAAGGAATCTTAAACTTAGAATAACATCACCATTTGGCAAAGTAATTGTGTGCTTCTGGAATCCCTCATCACCAATATTTTCTATTTGTATCATTGTAAAAGTGTTTCCTCTATTGCTCGCGCGACGACATCGACGACCCATGAAGGGCCTTCATAATCACCGACAAAAACCATATCATAAATTTTATACTGTCCGTTAACTGTTGGATCAACAAAACTTTCTAGCTCTACAATACCGCCTAATTTGAAATTAGGGTTGATCATGCATTTAAAATTTACGAATTCAGCTTGACGCGAAGGCGTATTTATTAAACCTTGGCTGGCGTTTACTTTTACAACAGTTCCAGCAAGCGGAGTATTTACCGGGATAAAGTAACCCTTCCCGTCATCGTCATAAAATTGCTCTGTGGTATTGTTTGCCATTTTTCGCAAAATATCAATCGGTCGACCAGCTAAAACCTTTGGCCTTAAATAGTCATTATTAACTAACTCTATTCTACCAATTTCAAGCCCTGCATCACGCATTAGCTGTTCTATAACTTCGAGCCGTGCGGTAATTGTTCGAGCCGTGAAAGCTCTATTCCTAGTAGACACATTTGAGAATGCTTCAATCTCTGTTGAGAATCCTTGACCAGATAAAGTATTCTTTGCGGTTCTTATCTCACCTCTGAAAATGCGCCTTAAATTTGAGTTATCCCCATAAGCGACAAATAATTCTATCTGCAATTCACGAGCACCGCGAGAAGTCGAGCGTTTTCTTAATCCAACAATAGGCTCTGATTTTAATTCGCCATTCTCAATTATAAGGGCTCTTGACTGTTCGTAATTCCTTTTACTGAGTAAAGCCCGCTTTTTCTCACCAAGGCCCATTAAGGTAATATTTAAACTATTTGCCAGTGCGACTCGCCTTTGACAAGTAAAGCCAATGTTAAAAGGTGGACGAACTTCGAAAGAGACTAAAGCACCGTCATTATCTAAGTCAGATATTTTAACTAAATAATTACGCCTAAAAAGCTCCTGAGCCATTACCAAGACCCCGATGCTGAAGAGGTTCTTTTTTGATTTGCTTTATTCCATATCTCATTTATTTGCTCTGTGCTTAACCCGTCTAAATTGATAGTGGTATTACTATTATTATTTGTATTGTTGACGCTTGACGAATTCGAGGTTTTACCTATTCCGAAAGAAGGCCTGGGGGCTTTAGTAAATTCTTTAGAATCACCGACAAATGGAATCATTGAAATAGCTTCATTGATAGCATCGACAATATCAAAAAATACATCTACCATCAATTTAACGACGGGTAAAACATGATTTTGAAAAGCCTTTACAAAGAAATCGAAAGCTTTTGATATGCCCTCAATCGAGGCCAAGAATACATCATCTAAGAATTTTGCCACCGCGTCAAATGCTGGCATTAAATACTTATCTATCATTTTCCACATGGCCGTAAAAATAGGAACTAGCATCTTATCAGCTAAGTTGAATATTCTTGACCATCCATCAACAATTAAATTCAGCACCCATATAACAGACTCAATTACTGGAGTTAAACCAAGTGAAAATCTTTCCCATAGCCTTTTAGATGATTGGCCTAAATCTTTCATATATTGAGAAGCTTCTTGAGATTGCGTAAGAAGCTCTTTATCAGATTGGGCTAAATTCTTAATTGCCAAGGTAGCTTCGGCAAATTGTTTATTTGTAGCTAAAAGAACCTTAGAAAATTCTGGACTAAAACCGAGCTCGCCAGCCTTTACAGATATTTGACCAGAACTAAAACCCTGTTTTTTTGTCGCCTCTCTCAATCGATTAAGGACATCGCCAACTTTATCACCCTCATTTATAAGGACTCCAAATTGTTCTTGGAGCGATCTTGCGAATGGTGAATCTTTACCAAGTGATAATTGATTCTGAGCTTCGGCTATTTTCTTAACAAAATTTTCGGCGTCACCATCGGCGCCGCCAAGCTTAGAGAATAAATCCTCTGTCTCTCTGAACGCAACCGGATCGATTCCAAGCCCTTTGAGTTCCGCAGTTTGTTGGCCTAAATCAAAAACAGTCTTAGTTATCTTGGCAAGTGCTGCACCTAATGAGGCAACACCAGCAAAGCCTTTCATTGCATTTTTACCCATATCTAACATGGATTCGCCAGCGCCATCCATTCTCTTTCCAGCAATAGCTGAATTTTCAGATACTTTCTGCATCTCGTCGCCAGCATCGGCTAAGGGCTTTGTGTCTCCCTTGAATTTAAAAACTGTGACTAACTCGGTAACTTCAGCCATTTCTATAAATCTCCTACAAAGTCAGCCACGCTATTAAGACCGATACTATTAAATGCTTGAACCGCTTTATCTTGAACAACTTTTATGCCGTCACTAAGCCCCTTATCAGCTTCAGAGTCTAATTGACCATTAAGAGTTTTATTAACTTCTACCTTTGCTTTTTCGCCGTCAGATAAATTCTGTGAATCTCTAAATAAATCAATACTTGCAATTCTTATCTCTTTAAAAGTTAAAGAAAAATCGCCTGTGTCACCGTCATTCGTTTCAGTATAAGAGAAACCAGTAATTAAAACCTGTTGTTGAGTGCGGCTTTTATTTTCTATATTTATAATAGTCTTGCTATCATAAACCCTTTCTATAAAGTAGAAGAATTCATCTTTAATACTTGCGGATGCTGATTTATTACCAATGATACTATAAATATCTTTTGCATCTTTGACGATAGAATCAATTGAGTCAATAACGTTTTCGACTTCGTTTAATTGCTCTTCTATTTTCTGTATCTGTGAAAGCGTTCTAGCTGGCAGGTATGGAGCCGCTTTATTCAAGACTTTTTCAAAAATAGCCCCAATTCCTGTCTCTGGTGTGGTTTCAATAAATATATCGGCCACTTCGCCAGATAAAGAATAGGTCTTAGGTGCGTTTATTACTGAATCTTGAACTGTTGTTAAATCTTCGCAAACAATATCAGGCGCGCTTGCTGAGAAATTAGTGCCCTCTGAAATGGCTACAAACATAGTGAATCCACCAATTCCGATATATTGCTTATCATCGTTCTTTGGTAGGTTTGGCGCTATCCAGTTTAAAAATTTTGCCGTACTGTTAGCCATTATTAGAAGCCTCTTCTATTTGGTGCGATTCTATAGCGTTTTTTATTTCTTCATATTCTAAGCAATCAAGGAACTCTTTAGAATCGAATTCCTCAACTTCTCGCAAGGAACCATAACCAGCCTTCACTAAGTAAAGACAAGAGGCCATAAAATCAGATAGGTTTGTCTTTTTTACAAGTTCCTCTCTAGACCTCTTATATCTAAAGCTGAATTTTAAAGGTTCCCTTTCATAAAAGGATAAGAAAATACCGCCATTGCCATCGTAAACAGCATGATATAATCTTCGCCGTATTTTTCAAAGTGATTATCGATTGACGACAATTTAGAATCATTAAAAGTCATGTTAGAAAACATTAGCTCTTCAATCCTTATTTGATCATCAGTGCCTATAAAAGAGAGGTCTTGATTAATTAATTTATTTTTCAACCCACTAGAATAGCCAAAGATCTGCAACCGCTTTCGATGATTCATTTTACAGAATTTATAAGAGCGACCGTTTATTTCGGCGCTCCCATCTTCAAAGCAATCTCTGACTTTTTCTATATGTGTTTTCTCTTTTATAGGCTCATCACTCATAATTTTACGCTCTCACCGCTCTATTGAATTGAATAGTATATTGCATTTCTTGATTGCCATCGACGTTATTTCTAGTATCAGTCGGCTGGGCTGTGATTGTACCATCTTCAAGTGTGTAAGTAGTAACAAACTCAACGCCATCTTTTATATAATTCTCTTTAACTGAGCCCTTGAAAATAACAGGTATCTTAGAGTTCATTTGAGAATTCATATAAATATCATCATCGGAATACTTAGGGACATTAAACACTAGATCTTTTACATCGGCATCTGAACGCTTTTGAATATTTAACCCGCGTGTTGACCTATTCCGTGAAGTAAGATCATTCGGCGGCGTCAAAGATAGTGAGTCACCATCAATAAAGTCATTGAATAGGTGCGCATTTAAAACTAAAGTTGTTGAATCTGCGAGAAGCTGGATTGTAGACATTTTCTAAATCCCTATAGGTTGAAAGTTATAATTATACTTGCACTATGGAAGGCACCAGCATTTTTAACAGCGTTCTGAAGAACTGGAGTCTTTCTTTCTGCTCTCTCAGATTGTACTTGATCGGAAAGAGGGATTGAATACCAGTAATACCCTTTTTCCTCAATATTTCTGTTGAAAGTATCAATATCACCAAATCTATCTGATAGGGTCCAAGTTCCAGGAGCGAAAACACCCGCAGTAACATACCCTTGAGAAGTCTTTTCGAGACCATCAAGAAGAGCATTTAAACCCGGTGTAGTTTGAGGAATCTTTGTAGTTGTGCCACCAAGAAGATTGAAAGCGTCTGTTTGTACAGAATCAACATAAGCCATTAAGTTGTAAACATTATCGGTAAAGCCATTCGCGCCGCTTGTAAGAAGCTTCGGAACAGTTTCTTTAAAGGTAGTGTAAATATCAAGACCGACGGTCTTAGCGGCTGTTATTTCAGATTGGCTATAAGCTTCAGCAACTACACTCTTAATCTCTTTCAAGTGCATTGTTTTCGCTGTATTTTCGCCAGTAAATATAACAGTGTGATTCTGTGACATGTAGCCAACGGCCAGAGTTCTATTGCCTGCCTTGCTGTATTGCATTCTGTAGTTTACTTGACCAGCAAGTTTAATCGCCCAAACTGGATTGGCTACATCTACATTAAGATTAGTTGCATTACTAAAGACATCATACTGCATAGTGCTATTGGCTTGCCCCCATGTCGCTAAATCTTTAGCTTCTTGGTCTGTTGTATCATCAATGAAACAAGCGCCCTTGATATTTACAGCAGCTTTAACCGCTGTAATACCCTCTACTTTAGTTTCAGCAGGTAAAACCGAAGCGTCAGCGCCTTGAGTAAGTTTAGAAGAGCTATTTGCATCGAGCCCAAGAGTGCCACCAACGAAAGTACCAGATGCACCAGAAGATGTATAAGATATTAAAGAAGTAATGCCAGTTGTGGAACTTGTAATAACAAAGCTTCCATCGGAAAGACTAGCAACACCGCCAGATAATTCAGCGTTTAAGAGAATGACAATTTCTTCAAAAGTTGTGACAACTCTCAAGTCAAGGCCTGTTATATTTTCGGTCACACCGTCAATATCAACATCAAAAGAACCATCAGAGATTTGCTGCAATACTGGAATTACTGCCGCTTCTGTGACTTGCTCGCCTGTTAAATCTGCAGCAGAGGCCGCTAAATTCTCGTCAGCCGCACGCCAAAAACCAATAACAAGAACACCACCCGCGTTAACTGGATTAGGAGATTGAGCAAAATAAACCTGAGCAAATTTAGCTTCATCTGAAGTACTGCCGAAATCAGCTTCAACGCTCGCTGAATTAGAGTAGAGTTGATACCTATTTGAAGAGCTTAAAATGCCCTCTGTGCTACTCATAATGCAAGTAACATTCATGTTGTCGCGCGCTACTGAAGTGCCTTCCTCAATCAAGGAGACTGTAACGACATTGCTTAAATCAGCCATTTTATT